AAGGTCAAAACCATTTTCGCGGGCGCTGTCTTCCGCTTCCGGTTTACGTCTTACCAGCTTCCAGTTATCCGGATGCGTGCACACACGGGAGGATTCCCCGATGAATGGCGACCAGATCCCGTAAATCTGTACGCTCTGTTCGCCGTAATCGTTCAGCTCATCGGCGAGGTCGTAGGCGGTGCGAATCAGGTAGTCTTTGCGTGGAACAAGTACGCCGCCCTGTTTCTCTATGTAGGTGGCAAAACATCCGGCATCAGCGGCGGCAAGAACCGCATCCATTGCGTCATCCTTCAGCCGTTGCGGGCCTTCCGGGTTGCGTGCCATCTGGCTGGCAAGGCGGCGCAGTTCACGCCATACCTGGCGGGAGGGGATGCCAAAGAACTGGAACTGGCGGACCCGGTGAAGGCGCGCCCAGCCGATGGCGCGTTCCACGCTCTCGGCCATTGATTTTCCGGTTTCGTGGTCAACGCGTGGCTTGCCCGTTTTCGGGTCGATGCCATCCACGGCACGGCTGTCCAGGTTTTTCCCGATGTAGGTGGCGATGTAGCTGGTCGGTGTGCCTTTTGAGCCGTCGACGTACTCCGCCTTAAAGCGTGGGGTAATATCATCACCCAGCTCGTGACGATCTTCCTGAATGGCAATATCGCGGGTGTGGGACACAATAGTGTCGATTTCTTCCGGATGAGCAAAGACCATCATATGCCAGTGCACGGTGCCGTCATGGTGAGGCTCCACCGTGCGGATGCCATACCAGCGCAGGCCATCGCGGTTCAGTTTTTTGCGGACCGCCGCAAAAAACGTGTTAACCAGGTAATCGCTGGAGTCGCGCATGGTGGCCCCGTTCCATTTGGGATTCGGATGACCGTTCTCTGTTGTGGCGTGGTATTTTGACGGGCAGGTGACAGTCAGAAACACCGCTTTGTCGCCACGGGCTTCGGCCAGAAGTTCCAGCCCCTTCATGGTGGCCATCATTTCTGCCTTACGGTGAACCGGGTTACTTACTCCCGCGTAATACACTGTCTCGAGATCAATCGTGAATCCATCTTCGTTTTCCAGCATGAAACTTTTCAGGAAATCGCGTGTTTTCTCGCGCTGTGCGCGAAACTCGCTTAATGCGTCCTGGCTCAGATAGGGCGATGTTTTTCTGGAAACCAGACAGGCGGCGCGGAGTTGTTCTTCTCTCCACTCGCAACGTAACAGCCACAGTTTGCGTTTCCACCATTCCGTACAGGTCAGGCGAAGGATTGCGCCCGGCAGCAGCTCCGTGTCCGGTTCGTTCCTCCGGTCTTTATCTGTTGTCAGTGCGTCATAATGTGGAGGCATGATGTGCAGGTGTAACGCCATGCGGGCCAGCATCTGATACGCCTTCAGCGTTACATCCATGGTCAGTTCGCCATCGGTCGCGCCAAAGCCATCGCAGAGTTTTTCGAAGGTGCTGCTGAACATCGCCGCCGTCATGGTGGCCAGCGTCTGTATCTGGTGTTTGTTGAGCTGCGGCAGGTAAAGCAAATCGTCCAGGCGTTCACGTCCGGCAAGGGACCGATAACCCGGTGTCAGCCAACGGCTGTCGGTGCGGTCCAGACGTACGAATATTTTGCGCAGGGTTCCGCGCGCGTAGCGTTCAGCCTGCCAGCTCTTTTTGCCTTTCTGACGATCGGATTCCTGTTTTTTGCGCAGGAAAGAGAGGTGGCGGCTCAGAGGTTCACGCAGATAAACGGGAAGCACCTTCAGTGTGGCAAAAGCACGGGCCACCGGGTCTTGTTCTGTTGCCCGGCGCTTACTGATGATGCTCTGTGCCAGCTTTTCACGCTGTCCGGCTTCCTCAAGGGATGCCATGAGTTTTTTACCCATGGCGGATTGTGCGAAAAAGGCTTCTTCCTTCGCTTCCTGTTCTTCCTGTGCCCTTTTGTCCGCCTCAAGGTAGTAACGGATGGCGCGTTGCAGGTCGGTTTCAGTTTCCTGCCTGCGCTCCGTAAATCTGGCCGGATCAATAGCTGGTCGTGGTTCATTCCAGCTCCATGCAAACGCACTCATGGCTGGTATCCCGTCACGCGCTGCCACTCCTGCGAGAAGAGGGCGGAAAGGCGGTTAAACTCAGCGGTGTATTCACTCAGCGAGGCACACCCGCCAGCAGTGCGATGCGCCAGCATTGCCGCAAATACGGAGGCCGGGGAGTCGTAATACGCCAGCAGTGATTCGCCGTGCGGTGTCAGGCAGTGCAACGCCAGTCCGTGTGGTGTTAAGTCCACGCGGTAGCAGTCGTCTACTGTGAAATAAAGGGTGTCTGCATTCTCCGGTTTTGTAGTGCGTGCTCTGTTGTCACGACTACGGATGTAGAGATCAAATAATCCCTGAAGAACGGGAGCCAGACGGGTGTCCTGTGTGCGCACCCATCTTGTGAAGTCATGAGCGTCAATCATGCTGCAATTCTCTCTACTAAGGATGTGCGAAGGCTTCCTGCCAAAAAACTCAGAAGCGGTCGGTTACAGGAATTGGCGTTCTACGAGTAGTTATTGCTGGCTTGAGGTTCATTTCTGTTTAATTCCGTGCATGCTGTAGAAGAAATCAAAAGTGCTATCTATGCGTATCATGAGCTCACGCTGTATCGCTTCTGGTGTTTCTGGTTCACCTGGCGAGCCAACTCCCGCGAAGAAATCACCGATCTCGCTTTTAATAAGTGCCTTTAGCGTTGCTGAGGAATTCAGGTGTGTGCGGTGATGTTTGCGAGTGATTCTTCTCCTGCTCATTTGCGTGGATCCTGTACCTGTCGGATAAGATTCACCCGCGCCACATTAGTGGCGCAGAAGTAAGTACCGTCAGTGAGATAGATGTGGTGTGCATCCTTTTCTGAGCGGTGTTTGTCGATTGTGGTAATCAGGCGTTCGTCGACTTCGTATTCACGTCCTCTGGAAGTGAAACGAACGACAGGAAAATGCTTAATTGCCATTACACCTCCTGGGCGTGTGCGAATACCTCCGCGAATGCGGATTGTTTTTACATTTTCTTATTTAACCTAGGGTTTTTATTTGCGCTGTTATTCGCCAGTGAAAAAGCGGTCAATCTTTTTTACTGAACGAATAATTCGCATAATCCCAATGGCGCAGACCACCGAAATAATCAGAACAAGCCATGAGATAAATATACTCATGCAATATTCCCCAGCTTATACGGTTCAATATGCTCCCCGCATTCTGCGGCACAGATCAGCTCGGAAAGTTCGTTAAGTGCATCCAGATCATCAGCGTAAAAAGCCACGTCATACAGACTCCGGATTGCCCTGGTTAATGAGTCACGGGCTGCACGTTCAGCATGAGTACCTGATGCACTTAAGCGAAAATAAAAACGCTCAAGTGCTTTGTTGATGAGTGTTTTATATTCTTTGTCCATTGCAACACCCTTTAATCTGCTTTCTGTATTTCAGCTTCTGAATCCATACAAATAATTTCGATATAGGGTTCATCGCCATTAACTTGGCGTGCCTTTTCAGCTTCGCTAATGATTTCTCGTACGGTCTGGTAGGAAGTTCCACAAGCAGTCGCGTGCCGTTCAGATAAACGTAAGTGGCTTCGTCGGCTCCGTTTTTACCCGCCGGAGTCACTCCGTCAATAGCGGATGCACGTAATAACAGTTCACCGCGAAAATCAATAAAACGGATAAATACACCTTGTGCATGGTTTTTGGTCATAAAGCACCTGTTATAAATCAGCCTGTTTAATAAAACTTTGCCCGCGAAGCAGACGATCAACCGTGCGAAGTGCTTCGTATAATGTGAAATCCTGCCCGAACTGATTGTCGCCACAGCTCAATGCAAAAATGCGGTTTCCGGTAAACGGATTGCGTGGGCATTTGTGGATCACGATTCCAGCTTTCTCAATCAGCCAGGCGTGCTCGCCGATTTGTTTTACTGGGTAGCCATCCGGCGTTGCGTGTGTATCACTCAGGCTGTAGCGGATGTTGCTGCGTGATGCACTGGTAGTGAAACGGTTAGCGTGGCGTTCTGTTCCGGTACGAAAATTACGGCGTTGCTTCAGCATAAAATGACACCTCGTTATTTTGTCATCTGCACGTATTTTTCTGCGCTCCTGATTGTTTTCAGGAAAAGAGCGAAGAGATTTACTGTGCGTCTTGAGTTCTTTTCATCCTGGTTGATGGGAATTGAACCTCTGTCAGCCTGTCTTTTCACTGTGTTAACAGCTTGGTTGGTACGCTTTGCGTAATCTTTCAGGCTTTCTTCAAGTACTGGTAACCCATGCTCATCGCGGTAGGGATAGAACGCTGCTAAACGCTCAAAGTCTGCCTGTTCGTGTGTGTTCAGGACTTTTGCCATGTGTGATAACCTGCGCTATCTGTGGTTGTTTGTGATCTGGTGTACTTATAAGTACACCTTGTGCGCAAGCTTAGTGTACTTATAGGAACACTGTCAATGCTTATCGGTGAAAAAATTAGAGTGATTCGTGAATCAGAGGATTTAACGCGCGAAGAATTTTGCGGCCTGATTGATGTGCCTATCGGCACTTTGCGTCGTTATGAAACGGGGCGGATTGAAAACATAGGGGGCGAAGTGCTTATCAAGATTGTTAATCACCCTCGCTTTTTTAAGTACATGAATTGGCTTATGACGGGAAAAACAAATGAGGCTGCTGGGCAGATCAGTCCGTCTCTCTCCCCTGATGGGCCAAAAAGCACATCGCCTTCTCAAAAACCCCGCAAGACTGGCACACAGCCCGGCTAATCATGGAGCGCTGGGGGCATGGTGGTCTTGTAACGCTGGGGTTTCACGAATGAGCATAAAATCAATTCCGGGAGGATATCTTCTTGACATGCGCCCGGAGGGGCGTAAAGGCAAACGCATTCGTAAAAAATTTAAAACGAAATCGGATGCAGTTTTATATGAGCGGTGGGTGCTGGCGCAACAGCATAACAATGAGTGGAAAGGAAACTCCATTGATCGCCGTCCGCTGTCAGTGCTTATTGACTTGTGGTGGAAATACCACGGTCAGCTAATGAAGTCAGGGCATAACACGCGCCTTAAATTGCTGCGCTTGAGTGAGGCAATGGATGACCCGTGCGTGCATAAACTTAATACAACGATGCTCACCGAGCTACGTGTGTCCAGGATAGAGCAGGGGATACAGCCCAGCACCATAAATCGAGAGATTGGGGCGTTAAGCGCGATGTTTACCGCACTCATCTCATCCGGCCATTTTCTTAACGATAACCCCGTTCAAGGCCTTAAAGGAATGAAGGTTAACGAGCGCGAAATGGGATATCTGAGTAAGTCTGAATGTGTTCAGTTGCTGGATGCACTGGCTGAAAATCCCGATGAACGGCTGGCTGTCGAAATCCTTCTGTCGACCGGGGCGCGATGGGGCGAGGTAGCGGCACTGGAGCAGCGCCGTGTTCTTCATTGTCGAATCACTTTTTCAAAAACGAAGAACAGCAAAAACCGTACCGTTCCTATTTCTGAAAGCCTGTTTGAAAAGATCAAAAAACGGGGCGGGAAACTGGTGTTTCCGACGCTGGATTATCCATTGGTTCGCGATGTCATCAAAACGGTCGCACCTGATGTTCCTGACGGCCAGGCTGTTCATGCGCTGCGCCACACCTTCGCCAGTCATTTCATGATGAACGGCGGCAATATTCTGACGCTCCAGAAAATTCTGGGGCACGCAAAGATTCAGACAACGATGATTTATGCCCATCTTGCGCCGGATTACCTGCAGGATGCGGTGAGGTTTAATCCCTTGGGAGGAATGTAACTATGGAAATAAAAAAACCTACAAAAAAAGAGTTATATGACTATTTACTATCGAAATATATAGAAGATAAATGCAAAGAAGAAGCTGATGAAATCAATAAGAAGTCGATGAGTCGTGTCAATAAACATAAGGAGCGGCTGATGGAGATTACGCCAGAAATCTTCTTCCGTTTCTTGTCTGAGAGGGGGGTTTCCAGTGTCTGCCCTTCATGTGGATCGTCTCGATTATCTGTGCCTGAAAGTATGGATCTTTGCTGGGATAAAAATAAGAAACCAGAAAATTTTAACAATCTACCCTTGGAGGAGCAGAGTGAGTTAATTAAAGAGAACATAAAGCATTATGTATCTTATACTTTTTTGGGTGATGTTAAGAGCATACCTGATATGCGCAAAACTTATTACACGCTGCATTGCCTGAATTGTGGTTACCTGAGCCTTTACCGTACGTCTGCGGTGCTGAAGTGGTTGGAGAAAGACAAAGCACAGGATGGTGAAAATGGGTAATGTAGCAAGAAACCTTTTCGGTAATTCAGCAGGTAGTATGTCGCATTCTGAGCGTGATGTGCTTTATCATGGCGGCGATGGCGGCAGTAGTGGAGGTGGAATGTCAGATAAACTTGAAAGGCGAATTGAGCGACTCGAAAGTGATTTATCGCTAACAAGAAACGACCTTGCGACGCTTGCTGAACGCACTACAAACCTCTCAACCAAAGCCGATGTTGGTGAGGTGAAGGGTGAGCTCAAAGCAGACATTGCTCATCTGAAAGGTGAGCTTAAATGCGATATTGCGAATCTGAAAGGTGAGCTTAAATCTGATACAGCTAACCTGAAAGAGCAGCTCAAATCAGACATTAACAGCCTGAAGGGTGAGCTTACCGAAGCGATGGATAAACGCTTTGACAAGATTATGGATGAGATGAATCGGCGGTTTGACAAGGTTGATGATAATACGAAGTGGCGTTGGAGTGGCATTATTGTGCCAGTGTGCACAACCATTTTCACGGCGGCGGTCGCGTATTTTGTTGCTAAATTTGTTGGCTGATGATCCACAAAGTGACCACATCACTGTTACTTGCTGTGGTTGGCTGTGTTTTTGTGTGTCTGTAAGTTATTGATAATCATGTAACTTATTGATTTTTGAATGTAATTATGGCCGCTCTGCGGCCTTTTTTCTTTTCACTGTCGAAGAGTCACCGTAAAATCAACGCCATGACACTTCAGCAGAACGGATACC